GACCCGGCGGCGGAACTCCAAGAGCGCGAGGCGCGAGTTCGAGTAGTTGGCCTTCAGCATGTCGTTGCTGAGGTAGGCATAGGGCACGCCGAGGGCGGCCGAAACCTGCAAGAGCGTGCGGTACTGGAACGGCTCGTAGGAGCCGCCGACGTCGGCCGGGGTGGAGGTCTGGATCTGCTCGCCCGGCTCCAGCATCACCACCTGCCCGGGCTGCACGTCCATGGTCCGCTCGCCGTCGAGCTCCGTCTCCTCGGCCATGTCGAACGGCTCGCCGGGAGCGGGCGTGGTGACGAAGAGGGCGTACATGGCCGCCACCTTCTTGCGGTCGAGCTCGGCGTCGTCGTACTGGTCCAAGAGGAACAGCTTGACGATGGCCGGCGCGAAGCGGGACACGCCGCGCAGCTGTCCCGCATCGACCGGATCGATGACGTGCACGATCTCGGAGGCGGGGATGCGCGCCGTCTCGCCGACCAAGCCGGAATCGGTGACATCGCCGGGATGACGGCGCAGGAAGTGGTAGGCCACGCGCCGGCCGATGCGGTCGAACTCGATGCCCTGGCGGACGACGTTACCGTTGAGAAGCGTCTCGGTCCGCGACAGCGGCAGCATCTCGGAGGGGATCATCTGCAGCTGCAGCGGCACCGCCAGGCCGTCTCCGGGGCGGCGCGGGCGGAAGCGGAAGAACACCTCGCCGGCGATGAACACCTCCCGGACCGCCCGGCGCTGCAGGCCATAGAAATCGGTGAAGCCCTCGGCGTCGGACTCGTCGGTCCACGCCAGCCACAGCTTCTGGACGCGCGCTTTCAGTTCCGGATCGCCGATCAGCGACGAGGGTTTGATGCCGGCGCCGACCACGTTGCCGGCCCAGCTCTCGATGGCGTTCGCCGCGTAGCCGTTGTTGCGGATCAGGTGCCGGGCACGCGCCGTGATGTCGGGCCCGGCGGCGGCGATCAACGTATTGAGATGGGCGCGCGAGGGCTGGAAGGCCCTGAGCCGGCGATTGCCCATCCCGGCCTCGAAGCCCCCGTTGAACCCGCCGATGAAAGCGCCGATGCGTCGACGGATCGATGCGAGCACGATTACAGCCCCTTGTCGGCGTAGACGAGAATCCGGCGACGCAGCCCTCTCTTCTCCAGCTGGGCGATGCGCCGCTCCAGGTCGGCCAGCACCTTGTCGGCCTGGGCGAGGTCGTACTGGACGCTGCGGTCGCCGACGGAGACGCGGCTGACCAGCGAATTGCGCCGGGCCAGCACGCGCTCGCGCTCGGCCTTGAGTTCTTCGAGGGTCATGGGCGATCACGACATGTAGGAGGAACGGAACACCTTGCGGCCCCTGCGGACCGGGCGGCGCACGAGGCCGGCGCTCGGAGCCGCATCGGCAGCGGCTGCGCTCTCGGAATCGACGACTGCGACACCGACCTGGTTCTCCAGGTCGCGCCACTTGGCCTCCGGCCAGCGGTCGGCGCCGAGAATCCAGACCGCGGCGCGGGCATAGACCCGGCAGTCGAGCGCCTCGTTGCGCTCGCGGAGCTTCTGCCATTCGAGCCGGGCGAAGCCGCGCCGGGTCTTCACGGTGACCAGCTGCTCGGCCACCAGCTGCTTCACCCACTCGGCATCGGCCCACGACGGCAGATGCACGGTTCCGGCCGGGAAGCGGGCGCCCTCCGCCCGCTCCTCGTCGGTCGGGCGATCGAGCCGCAAATATCGGTAGGTCTCCGACTTGAAGGTGGAGACGGCCACGGTCCAGAGGCGCGCGCCGCGCCGGACCTTCTTGCCGCCTTCGGTCGAATCCACGTAGGTCGGGCCCGAGACCGGGCTTGCGCGATTGAAGCCCTCAACGCCCTTGACCGGCGCCACTTGGCCGAACCCGGCCTTGCGCGCCCATGCGTACACGGCGGGAGTCTCGTAGCCGGTGTCGATGGCGAGGCGGGCTAGACCTAAGGCCGCTCCGCCGGCGTGCATCCAGGTGCGGCCGAGCAGCTTGTCCAGCTCGGCCCAGGTTTCTGTTTTCTCCGGCCCACCCTCGATGACCACATGGTCGATCAGCCAGCTTTCGAGCCCCCGCCCCCAGGCCCAGACGTCCACCTCGATGCGGTCCTTCTGGACGTCGGCGCCGGCGGTGAGGAACAGCGCGCCTGCCGGCACGGTGCCGTTGGCCCACGTCTCGCGCCGCTCGTACTGGCGCTGCCAGTCCGGCGCCTCGCCGGTCTCGACCCAGGTCTCGCCCAGCACGCCGTTCTTGAAGCTGCGCCTCGCCTCGTCGGTGGTCGCCTGCTCGCTCATGCGCGCGATGGCCGCCCAGCTCATCCACCCGATCGGCGAATAGAGCGCGGAGAGATGAAAGCCGATGGTGCCGGAATCCTGGGCTTCCGCCGTCGCCCGCCACTCGCCCGCCTCCAGCATGGCGGTCTTGCGGTGCTCATCGATCCGGCCCTCGCAACCCTCGCAGACGTAAGTCGCGCTCTCCGGCCTTCCCTTCTCCCAGCGCAGGCGCTCGAATTTCAGCCACTGCATGTGCCCGCAAGAGGGGCACGGCACGAAGTAGCGCCTTTGGTCGCTCGCCTCGTACTCGCGCTCGATACGCGAGATCCCATGGATGGTCGGCGTCGAGCCGAGGAACACCTTCGCGCGCCAGGAGAAGGTGCGCGTGCGGGCCTCGGCGAGCGCCACCGGATCGCCCTCCTCGTCGGCCGAGGGCGGATAGGCGTCGACCTCGTCGAGAAACAGATAGCGGGCCGGCATGGAGCGCAGGCCCACCGCGCTGTTGGCGCCGGTGATGACCAGGATCCCGGCCGGGAACTCCTTGGAGAGCATCGTGTTGCCGGCATCGCGCGAACGGGCCGGCCTGACCCGTTCGCGCAGGCTCGGACTCTCGGCGATCAGCGGATCGACGCGCTGGCGCGAGAACCGCTTGGCGAGCTCGACCGTCGGCTGGACGGCCAGCATCGGACCCGGCGCATGATGGATGACGTAGCCGATCCAGTTGTTGCCGGCCTCGGTGAATCCGACCTGCGCCGCCTTCATCACCACGACGCGCCGGGCCGGGTGCGCCGGCGAGAGCGCGTCCATGATCTCGCGCATGTAGGGCGTGCGGCCGGTGCGGTAGCGGCCGGGTTCGGCGGAGCCGCGAGACGAGAGCACCCGATGCCGATCGGCCCACTCGGAGACGGCGAGCGTGGGATCGGGCATGAGCCCGTCCCGCCACGCCCGCCGCAGGTCCTCGGCCCCATCGAAGACCAGCAGATCGTCCACCGGCGGAACCGTCATCGGAACTCCGGCCGGACCTCGGCGAGCTCGGCGAGATGGGCGCGCACGTGCGTTTCCAGTGCCGTCTGCATGGTGTGCGGGTCGACTCCGAGGGCGGCCGCCATCAGGGCGGCGACGCGGACCGGCCAATTGGCCCAGGCGTCGCGCTCCTCGCGCGCGAGGCGGAAGACGAGCGCCGTCGCCCGGGCCCGGTCGACCAGCTCGCCCTTCATGCGCTGGAGGCGCAGGCGGGCGAGATGCGCCTTGGCGATCTCGTGCGCCGTGCGGGCCTCGACGAAGCTGATCTTGCCCGCCGGCAGGCCCTGCTCCTTGAGCGTCTCGCGCACCGAGCCCAGCGCCGCCTCGCTCACGGGCTTGACGCGCGGCCCGGACGCCGATCCGGGAGCACGCCTCGCGGCCTCGGGCTTCCGGGTCCTGCCGGGATCGGTCGCGCGCTTCCAGGCGATGTCCGCCTTCGCCGGATCGACGGTGCCGTCGGGCTCCACCGGAATGCGGCCCGCCTTGATCGCTTTCTGCACGGCGACGTGGCTCACGCCGCGATGCCGGGCATAGGCGCGGATCGACAGTCCCAAATGGAGTCTCCGGAAGAACGGAAGCGCCGCACCGAAACGAATGCCGCCGGGACGCTGGTCCCGGCGGCACCCGTTCGGCTGATCGGCGGCGGAAGCCGCGTGTCAGGTGCGTCCCGGCGCGAACACTCGGAAGCCCTGCTTGCGCGCCGTCGCGCCGAACAGCGCGCCCGGCCCGTTTCCCTCCTCGTCGCGGGACGGGAAGAGAATCGTGCCGTTGTCGAGGACGAGGACGGGCGCGGTTTCGTCGGGCGGCCATCCCTCGGCCTCGAGCTCGCGCGCGCTCATCGCGCGCACCTCGACGATGCGGCGGCCGACGAGGGCGACTTGGGTATCGGTCATGATGGCGTCTCCCTGTCGTCCCGCCGTCAGTTCGGCTTCTGGCCGCGATGGCGGCGGATGATACGTAAGACGGTGTCGTCGTCGCTTTCGTCCGGGAGGCGCTTCTTCTGGAGCGCGTCCCAAGTGTCGTCGGCGATGGGCACCAGCCAGCTGCCGTCCGCCTGCCGGGTCGCCGTCGAGCGGAACGGCAGGATCGCCTCTTCGGCGATGGCCCGGTACGTGGCGTCGCTTACGTGGATCGTCTTCATGGCGGGCCCCGTCAGCCGACGATGCGGTAGACGCGGCGGCCATCGACCTTCTCCGAGGTCACCTCGAGGCCGAGCTTCTTCTTGAGCGCCCCGGCGATGGCGCCGCGCACCGTGTGCGGCTGCCAGCCGAAGGCCTTGACGATCTCCTCGATGCTGGCGCCCTCCTTGCGCTTCAGCATCTCGATCAGCCGCGCCTGCTTGCTGTCGGCGCGCGCCTTGCGGGGCGCCTTGGCGTCGCCCTTCTTGGGCGCGGCCTTGGCGCGGCCGGTACGCTCGGCCTTGGGGGCGGACGCGGGCTCGACGCCGACCACGCGCATGCCGGCATCCGTGACGACGAGACTGCCGCTTCGATTGTGCGCAAAGCCGGCATCGACGAGGGAGGCGATGATCTTCGTCCGGGCGCCGCCCCGGAGATTCGAGGGCCAGCGGATGGCACGGTCCTCGCAACCGGCGGCGGTCTTCAGAAGCGACTGCTGGGTGGCTGAAAGCTTGGTCTTGGTCATGTTCGGCTCCTTCGTAGTCGGACCGCGACCATCGCGGCCCTTCTATGACCCCGAGCCCC